AGAAAGCTAGGTTTTTTTGGTAAAATAAAGTATCTTCTATCTGGCAATACAGGTGAGAAGTGATTATATTATTTAAAAACAAGACTAATCATGGATAAAAGTTTAAAAGTTTTAGAGACTTTGCATTTATGTTTAGCTAAAGAATTATTAGATAAGATCAAAAGTGGTGATGCAAAGGCAGGTGATCTTAATGTAGCAAGACAGTTTTTGAAAGATAATGGAGTCGAGTGTATTCCTGTAGCAGATAACCCAATGGCTGAACTAATGAACAACTTACCAGACTTAGATGCTGTACCTTTGTCTGAATTATAATTGGAACCCTTACCAAAGAAACTACAAGACTTTAGATATTTCTTAATCGTTACTTGGAGACATCTAAATCTACCAGACCCTACACCTGTTCAGTTAGACATAGCTGAATATCTACAATATGGTGCAAGACGTAAAATTATACAAGGATTTCGTGGTGTAGGTAAAAGTTGGATTACATCTACCTATGTAGTGTGGAAACTTCGTATGGACCCACAATTAAAGTTTTTAGTTGTATCTGCCAGTAAAGACCGAGCTGATAATTTTACTACCTTTACTATGCGTCTTATAAACGAAATGCCAATCCTTGCTGGATTGATACCTCGTGACGATCAGAGAAACAGTAAGGTTAGCTTTGATGTAAAACCTGCACAGGCCGATCATGCTCCCTCATGCTCTTCTAGGGGTGTATTAGGGCAAATGTCAGGAGCTAGAGCTGACGAGGTTATAGCAGATGACGTAGAGGTTCCAAATAATTCCTACACACAGCCTATGAGAGACAAACTTAGTGAAGCTGTAAAAGAATTTGAAGCGATCTTAAAACCAAATGGAAAGATTACTTTTCTTGGTACACCACAAGTAGAAAACTCTGTGTACCTAACACTAGAAGAAAGAGGATATGAAACAAGAATATGGACAGCTCG